GTTCGCCATCCGAGAAGTTTTCCCCCAAGTATTCCTCCACCAGCTCCTGCGAAAAGAGCCAACTCATTCATTTGCCCTTTCCTTAATAATCTTTTGCGGCAAGTGCATCTTTTGCCATTGATAATTGTATATGTGTTAGCGTTTTATCACCATCTTTATGCCGTTGCATTATCTTTTTTGCCCACAGCTTATGATCTGTTTTAGATTCATGCTTTTTAATGATCTGCGTTTCTGCCAGATACTTATCGGCAACATCCTTTGTGGCAGGCGTAGCAGGCGCAGGTAAGGCGATCTGTGCTTGTGGTATGTCTGCCCATTGACCATTGTTTATTTCTTCATTTAAGGCACGTTCCCATCGTGCCTTGATGTTGCTATACGTTTGGTTCTTTAAATCGAATGAACCAATCTTAGTGGTTGCCCAAAATATAGCCGGATGTGACCACTCGCCCATTTCGCCTTTCTCACGAGCAATAACACCGTTTAATGCTTCATAGTAAGCAGCTACAGCATCAATATCTGTTCGGCATAACTTTATAAATTGCGGTAATGATGGGCAATATTCCTGATTGACTAATGAATTTGCGCCTTTAGCAACCTCATCACGAGATAGTTTGGATAATTCCTGTGTCCATACTGCCTTAACCGTTTGCAAATCATTGCCACGCCACATATCTAAAAAACGTGTACCGTAAAAAGAATGTAGCTTTGCAAATAAAGCATCAATCCATTTTTCAGGGATTGGATTAGTTGATGTCGATAATGGATTCATTTTTTACCTTTCCCCAAATTTGTTCAGCCAACTCACGATTCCCTCGATCACGTTCACTTTCAAAACCTTTTGATTTAGGTTTGTCTGCAATCCACTCTGCCTTAAATCCTGCCCAACCTCTTTCACAACAAACTTGCAATGTTGCATTTAATGACAATCCTGCTTTATTGCCTTCACGAATCAATCCGTTAATTGCTGTTTCTGTAATCGGTAGTTTTTTGGCTTTACGCAAAATCACAAAATCATTCCATAAAGACATATCAACGCCTTCAGGCGTATATATATTTTTAATTGGTTTATGGTTTATGTTTAATGGTTTATGTTTTATGTTTGGTTGAACGCCCGTTGAACTCTTGTTCATCCTAGCTTCAGCCGATGCTTTTCCTGCCTTAGATGCTTGATTTATCTTGGAATGATATGCGGCAATTTCTTTATCGGCACGAGAATTTATCCAACCTTGACCATCAACAAACGTAAAATAAATCTGCAAAACAAACTTTATTTCATCGACATAATCCTTCATGCCTATCTGTCGTGCAATGTCTGTTGGACTGCCGTTCAACGGTTGTTCATGTAGATAATATTCATCAAGCAAACGCCTGTATGAAATATCCTCAATGATGGAAAGATTGCGGGTATGACTGGCGTAATCGCCAATATTAAATTGAAAATAGTGCATTGATGCCCTTACATTATTGGGTAGTCATTACTGAAAAAAATCAGGCAGGATGGTAATGAATCATCTTTTCGGGTTGCACTCCCTAGCCTTCATTACGATTATATCAAGCAACTAAAACTATACCAAGCATAAACATGGCAAGCAAAGTACGTTCAAATCCTTGTTGCCAGTAAAAGTTTCTTTCTTCTTTACTCATTTTGCCTTGATCTATTTCAGCATGGCAACTACTACAAGACCAAGCAATAAAGCAATCATGTGCCTTGATGCCCATGCCCTTGCCATGCGTTAATTGGTTGCTGTGGGCAGCTACAGTTGTTTCATTATCCCGATTGCATACGTTGGGTATCTGAACCATGCATGACTGCCCTTTTGCCGCCTTTAACAGCTTATTACTGCGAAACATTGGCACGAATAAACCCCGCAATTGTTCTATCATGCTGATCTTCTAGCAGTGATTCCATCTTGATTGCACCATCAGAACCAAATTCAATTGCCGCAGCCGTAGCAAACGTGATTTTCTTTTTGCCAGTACGCAGGCGTGATATTTCAGGCGGTGAAATACCTGATTTATCTGCCAATCGTTTTGCTGCGCCATGCTGTTTAAGAAATTCATTTAAATCCATTTTCATAACCTCTCTTATTTTTAAAAAGTTTAGATTCATAAATTTTCATTTCAGGCGTAAAGATATTGCGATAAGCAGGTTTCACTAAATCTTTCTGTTTATAACTGCCTTCCATTTTTAAAACCGAATCAATGTGTGCTGCTACATCCGGCAAAACCTTGTACTTATCGCCCACCATGTAAACGTAACCATTATTTAACGCATTGTTAAAAAATTTATTCATTTCTGCTGTGCTATTTCTGCTGCTTATATTGCCAATTTCAGCAATTACATCGGCATAAGTTGCACCGCCTAATTCGTAAATACATTCTAATAATGTAAACATTTTCATGCTTCTTCGGGGCATAATTCTTGACATTTTGTTTCCTTTTCATCAATAAAAAAATGATTCAAAGACAATTATTGTGCAATTCTCATCAAAATAGCAAGTATTTTTGTAATATTTAAAAAAATGTACAAAATTAATCAAATAATGCTTGCACAACCTACAATTATCGATTAATGTTCTCCCATGCCGCAGCGATTTAGCGGATTTTCAAAGTGAAGGAAACAAAATGACAAATCAAACATTTACAGCTTATGCAGTATCAGATTTATACCAAGCAGGTATAACTTGTGATGGTCAGCCATTTATTGCTGAAACATTTTATGTCGTGATTGAAAATGCAGACGGTAATCGTTTTCGTCATGAGTGCAATTTTAATGGCACAAATCCTGTGTTTAGCGAGGAAGATGATAATGTTTATTTTCCTGATTTACGCAAAGAAGCATCTGCAAAAGCAGAGCGTTTAGCTAATAAAATTAATGCCGCATTTGCATCAGGTAAAGGTATTGATTGGTTACATTGGTTTGAAGTTGAACCAGTTTTTGGTTCTAATGCTTATTAATTAAAATTAACCCGCCCTGCGAAAGCAGGGCATTCAATGTGAGGAAATAAAATGAAAATTAAAGTTTTTATATTATCTGAAGAAGTCGATATTATTGGCGTTTACTATAAATATGAAGATGCTTTAGCTGATGCAAAAAAATACGATTTGTTTAATTACACAATCGTAGAAAAAACTTTAAATTACAATGTGAAGGAAATATAAAATGCAAATCATTCCAATCCAACTGTCAGGCAGTTATCGCACTGGCACTCTTTCCAAATACACCAAAAGGCAAATCATCGACATTCTAGGTTTTGAACCTAACATTGCCGATGATGAAGAAAAAGTTGTCAATTCATGGGCGTTCATGGTTGATGGTGCTGAATGTGCTATTTGGGATTACAAAGGCAGCCATCATTACAATATCTGGTCAACCTATGACCCGCACAATGTTCTTGGCAACCTGTTTACATTGGAGAAATTTCCATGCTAAACAAATTATTAAATCCTAATGATTGGTTGGCGCAGCACCCTAAAGTTTTATTTGCAGTAATTGCTTTATGTTTTTTAGTAATTGCATATATGGAAGGAAATTAATTATGAAAGCATTCCCAACAAGTACAGACAATGGTCATTCAGAAAATCAAGATGGTATGGATTTGCGCGATTACTTTGCAGCCAAAGCAATGCAAGCAATTATTAGTAATTCTGATCAAAAAGATTTATCAATTGCAGAAGTTGATTTTTGGGTTGCAGATTATGCTTACACAGTAGCCGATGCAATGATGCGAGAAAGAAAAATTGGGAGATAAAAATAATGGTTACAAAGTCAAGTGAATTTATTTGGACAGGAGCATCTACCGATATAACAATTAGATGGAAGTTGTTATATGGATGGATACCACCATCGGAAAACCCTGAAATTCAAAAAAAATGGGCAGAAGTACGCACGTTGAGCATCAAAGGCATTGAAAGTTTAAAAGACCCTAACAAAATCAAAGTGAAGGAAAACACATGAGTAATACAAAAATTTGTTCAGCATTTGTAAAAGCCCAAAGCCAATTTGGTGCTGCGCTTAAAACATCAACTAATCCGCATTTCCGATCAAGATATGCTGATCTTGCTGCCTGCGTTGAAGCAGTAATAGATGCCCTTAATAATAATTGCATTTCTATGATGCAATATTCACATGAAGCAGAAAATGGTGTTTGTATTGAAACAATATTTATACATGAATCAGGCGAAAAATTAACCAGTGGTAAATTATATGTTCCCGCTATTAAACATGATGCACAAGGTTACGGCAGCGCATTAACCTATGCTCGTAGATATAGCCTTATGGCAGCCTGTGGCATTGCGCCAGAAGATGATGATGGTAATGCAGCAACCAAATCTGCACCTAAACCTGCCGCAGCCAAATCTGTGACGCAAGATGTATTCGACAAAATGCCGCTTGCAGACCAAGACCAAATTCGCAGCTTTGCCGTTGAAGTAATTGCTATGGCAGCAAAAGATGACATTGCCGGATGCGTTGAGTATGTCAAAAGCCTTGAACTAGATGCTGATTGGACTAGTGCATTATGGTCACAGTTAGATTCAAAAATCCGCAGCGCAATCAAAAAATTTAAAGAGGAAAACAAATAATGGCATCCGTAAACAAAGTGATTTTAGTGGGTAATCTTGGGCAAGAACCTGAAGTGCGTTATGCAACCAATGGTGATGCTGTGGTTAATCTTAGCCTTGCAACAACAAGCAAGTGGAAAGATAAAGCCAGTGGGCAAATGAAAGAGGAAACCGAATGGCATAGAGTTAGCATTTTTGGTAAAGCAGCCGAAGTTGCCGGACAATACTTGCATAAAGGCAGCGCAGTGTATGTGGAAGGCAAAATCAAATCTAAAAAATACACCGATAAACAAGGCATCGAACGCACTGCATTTGAAATCACCTGTGAAAATTTCCAAATGTTAGGCGGTAAATTATCGGCAGATAAACCAGTACCAAAACAAAATGCAAAGCCTGCGGATGATTTTCAGGATTCAGAAATTCCATTTTAGTTTTATGGGCAAAAGCGGATGCCGAAAGGTGCAGCGAGTAGCCCACCTTATTCAATGTGAGGAAATATGAAAGAAATCATTACAGATGAAGATGTACAAAAAGCCCTTGATTATTTGCGTACCAATGCACCAAAAGCAGCGCAAGCAAGGGCGAACAAAGTTTACATGGAAGAATATCGAAAAGTTGTCAAAGCAGATTTGATTGTTAGATGCGTAAACATGACAATTTTAGAAAAAGAATCTTATGCTTACACTCATCAAAATTATAAAACACATTTGGAAGCCCTTAAAGATGCCGTATATCAAGACGAATTAAATCGATGGGGCATGGTTGCAGCAACATCAACTATTGAAGCATGGCGCACTTATAACGCCAATAGACGAGGTGAAGGAAAATTACAATGATACAAGAAGAATTAGATATACAAGAAACAATGGAGCGTGCTATTTACAATGCACGATTGGCAGAATGGGAAGATTATCACCGCGAAAATCCTATGGTCTGGCAATACTTTCAAAAATTTACATTTGAAGCCATAGCCAAAAAACGCAAAAAAATTAGCCATTGGTTAATTATTAATCGTATTCGTTGGGAAGTTTATATGGTTACAACTGGTAAAGAATTTAAAATATGCAATAACTTTATCGCGTTTTATGCAAGGTTATGGCAAAAAACTTATCCCGCACATCAAACATTATTTAATACTAAAAAAATGATAGGTGAACCATGAACAAAGAAAATTTTATTAAATTGATTGAAGATTTAAAAGGATTTGGCGAAGCAGAAAAAAAACTATTAATTTCCAGTTATGAATTAGGTTATGTTGCAGGTTCTCGTGCTATGCAAGAATCAATTTGGGCAGACGAATTGCATTCTTATAATGCTATATCGCAAAGGAAATTTGATGCCTAATAAAATTTTAAGCAAAGAAGAAAAGCAAAGAATTTATGATGCCATGTTGATTCGAGCATGGCGCAAAGATGTAACAATTGAAAGATTACGATTGTGGTTAAGACCATATAATATTTGCATTTTGGACAAAGATTTAATCCGCACAACTTCTTATATTCAACAAAGGGTAGCAAGATTTATAGGTATTCAATTAAAACCATTAAGTGATAAATTATTTGATGGAAAGCCTGAAGATGACATTAAAATATTAAATTGGTTAGGTAGTAGCAAATTAAAATGTGAAAATACAACTCGTTTAGATATAAATGAAAGAAAATCTGCAATGTACACAGTTAAAAAAGAAAAAAAATTAAATGAATATTTAAGAAACAATTCATTAGAACAAAAATTAGCAATGACACCAAAAACAACCATAAAAACAATTAGAAATAGGCATCGATAAATGGAATGGATTAAATCAATATACGTTTTATCTGGCATATTTTTTGGTATATCATTAACCGCAATAGGTTGCGCGGTTGCGATTGTTTATATTTTTAGGGATAAGTAATGCTTTATGAATTAGCAAGTACAAGCATGGAAGCATTCAGATATTGTACTAACTGCACAATGACACGCCCATCAATGAATGGTTATTGGAAAATAGCAGATAACCGCAAATCAAGGCGTTGGGTTTGCAAAGCCTGTTACGATTTAAAGTTTAAGCAAACGCCCTAGAACCTTTACTGTCGATGATTAACGCCTGCTTTCTTGGGGCAAGGTCTTTGCCATTTGGAATGCTTACATGAGTCCAACCGCCGCCTTTAATTGGGTCTGAAAATTCACGAATTACTTGGTCATAAGCCAAGCCGGATTTAATGATTGCTCGTACCACTTGGTCTGGTGTCATGCCTTTAACTTTTATATCTGCGGCAGCCCCACGACAATGTTGTGAGGTTTTTTTTCCACCCACTGCTTCATTCGCTAATGGACTACGATAGGCACTACTGATCTGTATTGGCTTATCTAAAACTTTTCGTACATCCTCTAGAAACAATGCCAAACGGCGCAGGTTCATCAAAACTTCATTAGATGGTGTTTGGTCAATGTGATGACGCGCAGCCGTTTCACTGGCAATCATTTCTTCTAGCGTGAAGTTTTCGGATAGGTTCATTTTTTAGTCGCTAATAAATCTGCTTTGTCTTTGCTACCTTGCGAACTACCAAAATAAAACGAAATCACTTGAGTAGCAGCACTAGTAAGAAAGCCTAAAGCATATATAACTATGTTCTCTTGACTGTCTGGGATATTAATAAACATTAAAACGCCAACTAACAAAAACGCAACCATTACAATACCAAGCGCAAGGATTGGCATAACAAGTTTTTCAAGCCAATGTACATTAGCATTTGTTGCTATAGCTAAGTGCGCAGCCCTTGCATCACCGCGATCTTTAACCTCTTGTTCGAACATAAATTCTTCATGCTTCATCGCCGCTTCTTTTAATGACGATAGCTTTTCATCAGAAAGTTTGCCATCAGCATCAGGCGTTAATGTGATGCCTAATTTATCTTCAACATGAGCAACACCTTTATCCAGTACGGAATCAACAACCTTTTGCATACCTGCGCCTGCAAGCTGCGTTAATATTGGAACGAGTAATGGCAACATCAATAACCCCCTTGATTAAGCATCCAAATCATTGCAACAATAAAACCGTACAAAATGCCAGTTATAACTATTGCACCAGTAATCGTATAACAAAAATCAATAATCTTTTGTCGCTTGCGTTTTGCTTTCATTTTTTCGGCAGCAATTTGCAATCTTTTTTCTGTTTCTTCTCTGCGCCTTGCTTCCGCTTTTGCTTCACGATCTGCGCGAAGTTTACTTAGACGCGACCAAAATTCATCCCACAAACCCGATTCATCAAAATGATAAATAAAGTAGTGTTTTATTTGGTCATAATATTGTTTTATTTCCCTATCTATTGTCATCATTTCAATGACATATTCAGCATCGCCAATAGGATTATTTATTTTCATGCCTTGTTCTAAGGCAATGTCTTGAGTGCGTTTTGCTTCTTCTAATTTTGTTTTATTTATTTCGTATGTGCTTGCCAATGAAAAAAACTTTGTAATGGGTTTCATTGACGCAGATAATTCTTTGCCGGAATTAACACATTTGTTTATCTCATCAAATGTGCCACGCATTAATTCTGCGGTTTGTTTAATGCCTTCAATCGCTAATTTTGCGCCTTGAATCG